GAACGACAATTACATGTAGGTATTAATCTTAAAAGGCTATTGTCAGAATCATACAAATTAATGTTCCGATGATAATCGCAAGTATGCAATCTATAATGATATTTGGTTTGTCCATTAGTTTTCCTCAAGCAATTTGTAAACAATATATTCATTAGGATACCAGTAATTACAATTGACAACTACACTTTTAGAATGATCTTCCAAGCAATAACAAAAGATCATTAGGATATCCCCTTCAATTTGTGTGACTGGTAATATTTCAAAATCTGGATATTGTTCGTGACACCATTCTTGACAGTTTAAAAACCATTTTTCAGCTTTATTCATTTTGTCTCCTTATTAATCTAATGATATAAATTCAATTTCAGTAATTTCTAATAACGCAAGTGATTCTGGAATACTTGTATAATACTCCAATAATTCTTGTTTTGTCTTGCCTTCAGAAATAGTCATTAGTGTTCTAAAATTTTTTCCTGAACCTACAATTGCATAACGTTCTGTTTTCATAATTTGCTCCTTATGACAGGCCAAAGGACCGTAATCCCTTGACCTGTTTAAATGGTTAGTAATTACGCCTTGTTGGTTTTCAGGAATGCCTTAAGCTGTTCCGGTGTCAGGCTTGCAATATATTCTTTTGCAATATCCTCATCAGACTTGGCAGCTTTTGGCCGTTTGACGATATCCCAGGTAGATTCATCGACTGCTTTTTGACCCATTTCCTCTGTCCAGTCTTCGTCTTTCTTGACGGCCTTAAATTTTGCTCTCAGGTCGATTAGGCGTTTCTGTACTCCACTTTGCAGGCAGGCGTGAAGTACGCCCTTTTCCTGTGTCCATGCAAGTAATTTTTCTTCACTCTCAAACTCTTCACTAGTAGGAAGCAATTCTCTAGGAATTGTATGCTCTACCATCTTTCCAATCGCAGGGACACTCGTTTCTGTTACCAAACTGTCAAGTACTTCATAAATTGATTTTGCCATGATAAAACTCCTTTATCATTAAAAGTTTATCCTGATTACGTCAGGTCGTTTACTCCTCAATAACTAAAAATGTTCCTTCTGAATCATTTAAAATAACCAAGCAAGGCACACAAGCTGTTTCAATATTTATCTCAAAATTACCTGTCAATTTGATACATAAAGTATCATCTTGCTTGTCAGCCGTTTTTTGAAATATTTTTGTAATCTCATTTAAATTTATTTTCATAATGAAAACTCCTTTCACTTTTAAAGGTTAATAAATTTTGTACCCGGTTTAACCGCTCGAACCGTTCAAACAGCCTAACCGTTATGATGTATGTAATCATACTAAATACAAAAACGTTTGTCAACTATTTTTTTAATTATTTTTAAAAAAGTTGTAACTGCCTGTAATTGTAGGAATAATCAATCGGCTTGACGTGCATATTCACAGGGATTAAAAGGATTATTCCATTCAAAATGATTATTCCTTTTGTCGTGCCGTTTTGTGTATAGAATAAGGATTGCAAGTTTCGTGCCAACATTCAGACATGCCTGTAAGTGACTATCTTTCAAATTGGTATGATCTTTGCAATTGCAAAAGCTATGCCATTATTTTTTGAATGCCTCGGCATGATATTTGCATATAGAATGATGATTAATTATGCAATAACTATGCCATTAATTATATGCAACAATCGTGCCATATTTTTAATTCTGTGGAAAATTTTAAATATTTTTAAGCTCTAACTATATAGGGATAGGGAACAATTTTTGCTTAGATCAAATTTGCCATAAGTCGATGCCTCGATTCCATATATGGAAAGCAGGTCGTCTATATACAGTTACGCAATAAAACCCTTTTCACTTTAAACTGTAAACAATCAACTAATTGACCAACGCAAGAAATTAACGTTCACATATGAACACGCAGCTTTCCGCAGGAACAATTCAGCAGGCATTATAATCATCTTCATATAACATAAGCTTTATTTGACTATAAATTAGGAAACCTTCAAATTATATAACCGGCCACAAATGGAATGCCGTATTTTTGCACCTTTCTACAGCTTAAGGATTATTTATAAATTTTAGTTGACTTTTTCGGAAGAGCTGTTTATAATAGGCCAAACAAACTTAAATTGTGTATGGTAATCAAGTTGGCCGACCTGATCTTTATCGAAGCTCTGCTTATAATTATGTAAAAGAAAAGATTCAACCTAAATTAAGGATCTAAACAATGCTCAAAGAATTAAAAGCCCAGCACAGGAATATTATACAACTTGCTTTTAATGGCTTCAGTCGTCAAGAGATAGCTGAGCAATTAGAAATTCATGTTCAGACTGTTTCAAATGTACTCACTTCTCCCTTAGGTAAGGCTTACCTTGATGGACTGTCTGATAAAGTTAAAGAAGTTACAATAGATGTCAGGCGTGAACTTGTTAGTATGAATAAAGATGCTTTAGATACTTTAAAAGAGCTACTTACTAAAGGAGCTAAAGTTCCTGCCTCTGTTAAACTAGGTGCTGCAAAAGATATCCTAGATCGTACAGGTTTCAAACCTACAGACAAAGTTAGCCTTGATATGACAATGACAACTAAGACTGATGAAGAAATTGACGCTGAGATTGCTGCATTAGAAGAATCTATAAATAAGAGAAATATAATTTCTTACGATGAATCTACAAATTCAGAAGAGCTTATTAAGTTTGATGAATTTAATTCTTTGGAAGCTCCTCAAGTAGAAGAAGAAAATATTCTTTCAGAAGAGGAATAATGAAACGAAGAATTGCAATTAAAATTTCATATGAAGCTATTGTTAAATTCTTAGGCCTTCCAGAAAACTGTGAGATGCAAGAATTAATACAAAGCTCTGAAGATAAATTAAGCCAAACATTTTCTGTAATAATAAAAACTCCAGATGGGTATAAAATTCCAGAAGGCAAAATGATTCCTTTTGTAAATCTTGAGTTATTTTTAGAGGATCTCAGAAATAAGAATGAATAACTTTGCTCAAAACATTGAAGCTCAAAACATTGAAGCTCAAAATGATTTATCTTATTTATCTCGAGATGTTAAAGAAAATTATTTAAAACTCTTAAAAGAAAAAGATACTCGTTTTAGGCAGAGACGTATCGATCAATACTATCCTGCCATAGGTCCATTTAGTAGAGATAAGTACGTTAAGCATATGAAGTTCTTTGAAATGGGCCAATTTTTCACTGAACGCTGTATCATGGCTGCAAACAGAATTGGTAAGTCCGAAGGTATTGGTGCTTATGAACTGACTTTACATGCTACAGGCCGTTATCCAGATTGGTGGAAAGGTAAGCGATTCTCCCATGCGATTAATTCTTGGGCAGCTGGTACAACTGGAACAACTGCTAGAGATATCGTACAAAAGAAACTTCTTGGATCTCCAGAAGAATTTGGAACAGGTCTGATACCAAAAAAATATATTATAAAAACGACTCCAAAAGCTGGTGGCGTACCAAATGCTGTTGATACAATTTTAGTTCGTCACATCTCTGGAGGCATCTCACGAATCAAAATAAAGTCCTATGCTGAAGGACGTAAATCATTTGAAGGTACAGAGCAAGATATCATATGGCTCGATGAAGAATGTCCACTTAATATCTATATTGAATGCTTAACCAGAACAATGACAACAAATGGTCATATCCTTCTCACTTTCACGCCTCTTGAAGGACTTACTGAAACTGTTCTTCAATTTATGCCTGATGGTGATATTAAGGAACATCAAGAAGGAACTAAATGTCTAATTATGGCAACATGGGACGATGCTCCTCATCTTACAAAGGAACAGAAAGATCAATTATATGCAGCCTTACCTCCACATCAACGTGAGGCCAGGTCTAAAGGTATTCCTCAACTGGGATCTGGTGCTATTTATCCGATTCAAGAGAGTGAGATTACTGTAAGTGATTTCTTGATTCCTGATCATTGGCTTCGCTGTTATGCACTTGATGTCGGTTGGAAACGTACAGCATGTTTATGGGGAGCAACTGATCCAACTTCCCACATTACGTTTCTTTATTCTGAGTATTATAAAGGCCAGGCTGAACCATTTGTTCATGCTGAAGCAATTAAAGCTAGAGGAATATGGATACCAGGCGTTATTGATTCAGCTGCTCATGATCGTTCACAAGAAGATGGCAGACAATTATTCCAATCTTATATTGATTGTGGACTTGATTTAGCAAATGCAAATAAAGCTGTTGAAGCTGGTATATATAAAGTTTGGCAAGCTTTAAGTCTCGGCAGATTAAAAGTATTTGCTTCTCTTGTTAACTGGTTTGCAGAATTTAGATTATATCGTCGTGACGAAAATGGCCATATAGTCAAAGATAAGGATCACTTAATGGATGATACTCGATATATGGTTATGTCAGGCCTAGATCGAGCAATAGCAAAACCATATTGGGAATTTGATGCTTGGGAAGAATCAGAAGTTTATAATGAGTTAAATTCAAATTATCATACAGGATATTAATAAGGAGCAGATATATGTTTATTCATAGAATTCATGAAGGAGAAAGAAATCATTATGGAATAAACTGGTTTTCAGATAAGAATACTTTTGTTGGACTTAAAATACTTTTACCATTATGGCCATTTTTACCGAAACAATATGGTGATTTTG